AACTACATATTCCTGTTTACGGGCGGGCCCACCCGCTCGCTCGCTGGCTCGCTCGCTCTCTATCGTTTTAATTTTTTTTGATCAGTGTAAAGCAAATTAATAACCGGTGTTTCTCTACACTGATCCCAGGTCCATTAATCCCCCACGCTAGCTGTGAGCCCTGACTTTAACAGGTGTCAATGGACCAGGGATCAGCACCGGTCCGATGGCTATCTTCCAGGACCGGTACAGACTATATATCCAGCATGTTTGAGTTTTATTCCGCAACATGCAAAGGGGAATTTTTTAATTATTAATCGCTTGAATTAAAAAATATAATTCAACAGCTATAAATAATTCAAACACTATGCAACCTCTTCAGTTAATAATAAGGGACTTTCATATTTTAAAATAGAATATGTTCTGTCCTTCCTTTTATTTATTAATTTATATCCTTGCAACATATCAACAGCTTTGTCATAATTATCTGTGCAATCTTCAACATGATAATTATTTTCTGTATGTTTGTATTGTGTTTCTTCTATTATTAAGTACATCATATTTGCTCCTTGGTTATATATACTAGTAGATTATCCCATAACAAATGTCAAGTCAAATAAATAATTAATTTTTATTCAACCTACACGCGAGCCCCATATTCCTGTGCGCGGGCGGGCCCACCCCAGAAGAATAAAAAAAATAAATAAAAGATTTGACAGCTTTTATTTATTATGTTATAAATTCCCATAACTTAACAAAGGAGTGAGAATGAGTAAAACAATGACCAAATATCAACTTGACCATTTTAGGGACAAGGTGAAAAGGCAGTTTAACCCAATGATTGATGAACAGGAATTATTGGTTAAACAATTTAAGACTGAAGCAACTGACAAAGCGGTTGCGAAATTATCTAAAAAGATTGGCGCAGAAAAGATCATAGATAATTTTAGGAAAGCAGAAAAAATGTTAGCAGATGCAAGAGCAACCGCACTTACATTTTTTGAAAAAAGAAAACCAAAAGACCAAGAGTTAGATTATAAATTTACTTCTAGGAATTCTTATAGAAGTGATGAAATAACTCTTGCAGATTGTGAGGATCAATTAAGAACTTGGGCTTCCGAACTTGCACAACGAGAGATTGAGAGAAGACCAGAAGGCAAAAAACTTAAAGACCTCAAGGATCTTAAAGTTAAGGCGCTTGATGTTGTTATGGAAAGCGGAACCCCTGACAGCTTGGCTATTGCTTTAAATGAAGTAAGTAAAAAGATTGGCTTAACTTGGAACACTGACGTTCAGGCGCTTCCAAACTTTAAACAAGCTAGTTAAGTTAAAGGTTGACTTATGGGATAATCTATAATAGATTATCCCATAACAAAGGAGTGAGAATGAAAAAAATGAAATACGGACAGACAGGCATAATAAGTTTTTATGCTAAGAAATATAAAAAGTTTATTTCGCGTTGTTATGTTTGGGATGAGAAGTGTAAGATCACTGATAATTATATTATCTTTTACGACACTTCAAACCGCGGTTATAGGTGCGCGAATAAACCAGTAAGAATGACTTTCAATGTGAGGAGGGTTGCATAATGTTTAAAACTAAAAAAAACTTATATAGTAGAAAAAGATTTTCTTGTACTTGCCAGATAAGTTATCAAGAATATTATAACTTAAAAGAAACTATAAGAAAAAAAATAAGAACTTACAATTCTTTAGGATATGGAATTAGAGATTATAAAACAGGTAAATTGTTTTTAATTGAATATATCTCTTCAGGTCGTTGGAAGTTTTTAGGAAAGCACTTTAATAAATTAGATGATATAAATAAAAAGAAATATTATTTAATTAATAAACAATATGGGCTTGACAATAACATAGAATTAATGGTATAAAGTCCCATAACAAAGGAGTGAGAATGAAAATAAACTATAACAATAAAGACTACATAATACCAAAGCCATTTACTAATTGTTTTTTTGGTGCTGATCCTGTTAGAGAATTATATATTCCTAATAGATTTAGTGATGAAACTTTTAGCACTGGTTGTAAACTACCTGCGTTTGCTGTTGCAATCTATGACACAATCCTAGGTGCAGAACGAACCGAGGATTATACATTAATGCAGAAGGGTATTACTTGGTTTCAAAAGAACTTTACTAATGAATATTATATATTATTAGACTAATACAATTCAATAGTGTATGCGCTTGGCGCATACACTATCCCACAATATCCCATGCAATAACTGCATAGCTCACCGATATTCCTGTTCGCGGGCGGGCCCACCCCATCCCTGTGTACGGGCGGGCCCACCCTAGAGGGGTCCCTATGGATTA